TTATTGATTAGTGGACCAAGTTTCAGATAAATTGAATCTGTGTCGGATGCAATTACATAATCTTCATTAGTCTTCAACAAACCATTCATGTACTGATTCAGTTTAGCCTCAATCCAACGAATGGATAACTGTCCTGCAAGCGTAACAGCAAGAGCCATACGTAGATCATAGAATCTAAAGTATTGCGATCCTAGAGCGCCATAAGCAGAGTTTAGTGATACTTTCTTGGCCAATTGCAGATTATCATATCGAGCAATCCGATTTGAAATCTCTTCCTTCTTTCGATGGTCCTTTTCGTTTTCATATTCTTGCTTAGCCTGAAGCATCAACTTCTTGAACTTCTTTCTATCAACATACATTTCATCCATCATCTGTGGAAGAAACCCACGAATATCTGTACGGAAGAATTGTCCGTTAGGTGTTATAGTGACATTTTTAAGTGCTGAAGTGTCAATAGATTTCTTCAGCATCTTATCAACGCTGACGCCGGAAGAAATAATATCGCGCATTTCTTGTGTATAATCTTCTGGCTCAATGAGAGTTTCAGGTGAGATATTATACTGCATCATAAGGTGGGGGTAAAGTGAATTTAGGTCAAAGCTAGCAACATAGTGATGCATACCAACCTGCACTTCTTTAACATATGCACCCTCGAAGGCCGAATCTTTATCTTTAATAATGCGAGGAGGAACAATGATATTTTTTTCAAGTAAATATGAATATGTCATCGAATCCCACATACGAGTTTGTGCGAACACATCCTCATAATTGGATTTTGTGTCGTATGCAAGAGTCAAGGCCAACTCAACGAGTTTCAACTTGTTTTCAAGTTTGAGAATAAGTTCAACGTCTTTAATGTTGTACTCAATAAACTTTTGAAAGTTCAGCCTATACAGGTCATTCAGATTGCCATACTCATCAAACGAGATTTTACTCTCACCAATTTCAACATTGGCGATACTATTAAGTTTGTAAGACTCTTGTGACTTTCCACCAGGAGCATACCACTTATACAGTTCAATGTAATCAAGTGAAGAAACACCCATCATCTCATAAACGGTTTGCTGTCGTCCCATAACAACAGTCTTTCGCTCAGAGATATAATTCCAAGGGGACAATTTCTTGGCATCATCTTCACCAAGAATTTTACGAAAGCGATTAATCAAATAAGGGATGTCGAAAAACTTTGTATTCCAACCAGTGAGTACATCTGGACACTTCTTGGTCCAGAGTTCAATGAATTTCTTGCAAAGAGTCCACTCATCCTTACACTTAATATAAGTTTCGTCGCCTTGAGTTTCATAAATGCCACAGCCAAAGACAAATGTTTCCCCGCTAAAATACTTAATACAAATTGCAGTAATGGGTTCATTCGCCTCGTAAGGATCAGGGAAACCATTTTCAGAATCAACCTCAATATCGATTACGGCAATCGATATTTTATCCTGCTCCCATTCGACCATACCTTGGTGCTGATCTGCAATGAAGGCATATTCAAATCTCGAATTACCGTAAATCTTCGGACCATTATCGACGCCATCAAATTGCTTGATGAAATCTCTGGCCTCACGAATATCACCAAAGATTTTCTGGTCGAGGTATTGACCTTCAAGAGTTGTAAAGTTTGTTACCTTCTTTGAGGGTACGAATAACGAAGGAGAATATTCAATCCTTTGCTTAACCCGTTTACCCTCAACAATGCCACGATAAAGAATATTGTTACCAAAAGATTGTACATTTGTATAAAAAGTCGTCATTAAGATTTCAGTAATTGACTCGATGGGAGAATGATGCCGGAACCAAAAATTTGGTCATAGTTTTTAGTAAAGTCTTCAGCAGGTGTATAGTAATACACAACATGCTTTTTGGCAATGCAAATCGTAGATCCGCTTTTCTGAACTGCATGGAGAGGAAATGGCGAAAATCCAACATTAGGTTGACCATTTTGTCCACGAACAATTGCAATACCGACAGGATTGCAAAGTACAAATTCTGTCTCGGTTTGAGACTCGACTTCGCTGAGGACATCTTCACCAGTAACTAATTTAAATGCTAAAATATTCATAATGACTCCAAGTTAAAATGGAGCGAGATATCGGAATCGAACCGATGACGAAAGATTGGAAATCTTTAGTTTTACCCCTAAACTAATCCCGCAAAATTACATTCACACAGATACATGGATTATATGTTGACTATCACCAGGAAGAACTCTATAATTATCTTCCACTGAATCTGGCGTAGATACTTCTATGATTGTTCCTGTTTCTATGCAAACAAGTCTGTGTGGTAGAAGAGGATAATTATGCCACGTATCCCCAACATTCAATGTGTGAGTATACACCTTTGAATCTGTCGTGTCAATCCATTCTACTAAAAATTTACCACTTAGTACATACCAAGATTCATCTTTAATTGAGTGAAAATGCATACTAAATTTTGAACTTCTATTGAAGCGTAAAAATTTGCAACAGTATTTATCATTGCTTGCCCAAATTTCTTCGTGCCCCCAACCTTTTTCAACTCTACCTGTCAATCTAGTCATGTGTATCTCCATACTATTGGTTGCGGCCGCTGAATCGAACAGGTCCTGTAGGTTATGAGCCTACTGTGCTTCCATCACACTCGCCCGCAATTTATTTATTAAGTGTAATCTTCAAATACGCCGATAACATCATCGATGTGAATTTTATAAATTTCATGCTCAAGTTTTGCTGATCCGTTCCAATTAACCAGCAATTTATCACCAATTTTTACTTCATCAACATCTTCCGAAACAGCAAGAACTAATGTAGTATCGGGTTCTTGTGATGATTTCAGTAGAATTCCTGAGGCGGTAACTTTCTCACCTTCAATACGTTGAACAATAATATTTCGATTCAATGGAATGTAATTCATAATAATCCTTAATAAAAAAGTTGTACAAGTATATATTATAATAAATATACGACAAGTAAATAAATATGGTGGGTTCTGAGGGGCTCGAACCCCCGACCTACGCCTTGTAAGGGCGCCGCTCTACCAACTGAGCTAAGAACCCACATTTTTTAGGCAGCTAAAACTTCTTTCAATCTATCGGCAGCATAACTTGCAGCAAACGCTTTAGGTTTAATCATAGGAGTTACATTACATGTACCCTTGATATACCCAATTGCTTGTTGAACAACACAAGAAGAACCGTACATTTGATTTGGATTAATATCCAAATGTACCTCCACATGTCGATCTTCCAAAACATCAGCAAGTCTTTGAAATAATTCTGAAACTTTATACACCTCATTCATGAGGCGCATTGATGGTTTACTTTTTCTCTGATCAAAATCTTTTTCTCTTTGGACTTCACCAAAAATTTTACATCCATGGCAACCATCAATATGAATGACAACCGCTAAAGTGTAATCTGCGTGCCAAACTCCATTAATGAGAAGTCTTTCAGAGTCTGCACCAAGATACACTTTAGTATTAACACCCTGAGCATCAATAAAATTTTTAACTTGAGCAATATTAATTTTCTTCATATTAACTCTCCTTGTTTTTTTATTGTTACTCTATTATATAGTAATGTGTCAATTGTTCATAATCGACTCATCAATTTTCAGTTAATTGTTTTTTTCGATCTTCTTTTTTTATCGACTGATTATCGACCGATTCTTTAGATGAATCAACCGACTCTTTATTTTTAAGATCGCGGGAGAATATTGCATCCCAACGGCTTGCATATTCTTCGTTACTAACACTAAATGGTCTTGGTGAAGAACCTTTGCCTCCGTCAGACATAACAAACTCCTTTATAATAATGGCTCCTCAAGAAGGACTTGAACCTCCGACCCAAGCATTAACAGTGCTTTGCTCTACCGACTGAGCTATTGAGGAATGGAGCGGGAACCTAGATTCTCACTAGGATTATAGATGGACTCCACAATTGTTTTAAACTCCCGCATAAACTTTGGTGCCCCCACCAGGAATCGAACTTGGAATTAATGCTTACAAGGCAATCGTTATACCACTTAACTATAGGGGCGAAAACTATGATAACACACTATATATGATGTCAATGGTGCGTCTGGAGGGAATCGAACCCCCATAAAGACTTTAGAAGAGTCTTGTCCTATCCGTTGAACGACAGACGCATAATGGTAGGAGCGGTGGGAATCGAACCCACATTCGCCGCCTTATCTAGACGGTGCTTACGACTTTATAAGGGTCGCCCATAGGCCAATATTAGCAACGCTCCCATTAACTTTGGTGGGTGTTCCTGGATTCGAACCAAGAATGTTTACCTAATAGGACGAGATTTACAGTCTCGGGATGCACACGCCATAGCATCAAAACACCCATAACTTTGGTGCGGGTAGCCGGACTCGAACCGGCACGCACTAGGCGAGGGATTTTCGTACCACTATAGTTTTCACTACCTGCATTTTGGTAAACGCAGTTTGATGGTCTGGACTTTATCTTTACCATATTATATAAATAAGTTAGGTAGTGCCTGTTAAGTCTCTACACTTCCAAAGGAATCTTTATGAAATTAAAAAAATACACTCTACAAGAATTGAAAGATGCAATTGCAACTTCAGTATCTGTTCGTCAAGCATTAATGAAATTAAATGTTAAACCGATGGGTGGAAATTATTACATTTTCCACAAATCAGTAAAATATTTTAATTTAGATACTTCTCATTTTACTGGAATGAACATCGCAGGTAGAAAATTACCACCCAGACGCAAAACAATAAATGAATATCTAAAAAAAGATTCTGATATACAATCAAGTAAATTGAAAAAATATTTACTAGATGAAAACATTTTTGAATCCGTATGTTCATCTTGCAATTTACGAGATTGGCTATTAAAACCAATTCCACTAGAACTAGATCACATAGATGGTATTAATTCAAACAACGAACTAACCAATCTACGTCTTCTTTGTCCCAACTGTCACGCACAAACATCAACTTATAGAGGTAAAAACATAAAGAAACCTAAGTTTAGCTCGGTATTGGCATTTTAAAGCTTTCACCGAATTTAAGCACATTCACACTAGAAGTTTCCTATCTAGGTGCTCAATTTTTGTCTAAGTCCCTTGTGTCTACCATTTCACCATACCCGCATTAAAACTACTATATATCACACTAACTTGGTGCGGACGGAGAGACTCGAACTCTCACGATTTCTCGCTGGAATCTAAATCCAGTGCGGCTACCAATTACGCCACGTCCGCTTTTTGGTAATGGTCGACGCTACCCTCTCGATGAGAGAAGTATCACAGTTAGTTGGTCTACCATATTGAAACACACTCTTTTCCTAGCTTTCGGCTGTAGTGCCCTACTATTTGGATAGCCCCTGCGTCCAGTTGCTAGGTATCCCGATTGCCGTTGAATGCATTTCAATATGGTGGGACGTGCGGGACTCGAACCCACGACCTACGGATTAAAAGTCCGCTGCTCTACCAACTGAGCTAACAACCCATTCTACCATAATAAGTGTGCCCTCGACCGACGAGCTCTCGAAGTTACGATACTGGCAATCACGCACCGTCTTATCACACACTTATTATGATATCATAGTGAAGCATAGCACTAGCCAGTTGAATACAGCCGACCAGACTTCCTTATCAGTGAAGTGCTATGCTTCACTATGATCTCACCATATTGAAA